CCTTCCAACGAGCATGGACGCTCTCCGACGATACGGAGGTTAGATCCGTCGAGTTTAATGATGGACTCCTCAGTATCGTATTAGGAAAAGTAGTTCCTGAGCATCACAAAAGAGTAGATTACATCTAACATACATAGGGGGATTGACAAATGTTGATCCCTCTTTTATAATATAAGTAAAGCATTTTTGAAATGGCAAGAAAGAAGAAAGAACCCATAAACGTAACTCCTCCTGCACCTCCTGAGTTTCTTGTAAAATCTGAGAGAGTGAAGGTTGTTGTCATGTTTAATGGTGATAATGTAATATGCGATCTACAAGAAGCAGTTGATAAAGAGTCTGGTGCAAGACAAGCGTACATTATGAACTATCCATACAAAGTTGAGTATGATCAACCTAAACTTGACACTACAGGTATCGTTACAGATCCAGAAGTTAAAGTTCACTATCAACCATGGTGTCCTCTAACTCCAGAAGTTAAAGTTCCTATCAATCATAATATGGTAGTTACTATTTTAGAACCAGTTCCTAGTCTTAGAGATACATATATTACTAACGTGCAAAAAATGGGTGGTAGCGTAGCATGAGCATAAAGATTTTATTATTAAAATCTAACGAAGAGATAATTACAGAAGCACAAGAGATAGCAAATCCTGAGACCAAAGAAGCGATAGGGTATCACATACATAAACCTTTTAGATTAGAAATAGTTTCTGATGAGGGTGGTCTTGTTTTTAATAGAGAAAAAGGATATCAGTTGTCTTGGTTTCCATGGGCACCTTTGAGTAAAGATAAAGATTTTTATTTGCCATTGGGACATGTAATTACTGCATATGATCCTTTGGATAGTATTATGGAACAATACGTTCAAGCAATCAAAGAAGAGAACTATAATGAGAACTTCAAAAAACATGAAGATGTTATTGCGGGTGTAGAGGATGAAGATTTAGATATGGAACAGATATTTAAAGATGCGGAAGCAGCACTAGAAGATGAGGAAACTTAAATTATATGACACAGATGATAATTTAATTCTATCATACACAACAGACCATGAATTTCATGGTAGTCAACTCATTGAGATTACAGGTCCTGTTCTGATAGGCAAATGTCTAGTTGACTATCTTGCAAAAATCAATGGTGAGTTTGGTATCGTCACTTTTGATCAACCAATAGAGACTCCACTATACACATTAGATTTTGTTCCTCAACCCTTTCCATTATTTGTAGGTGGTACACAACAATTTGAGCATCTCATGTTCAACGGTCCTACCTATTTTAACATAAGGGTTGACGAATATAAACCTTGGATGTATATTGGTAATCTAATTACCAAAAAATTTATTCCAGAACTAAAATCTATTTCTCCTGTATATAATTACAAGAAACAAGACAATAATATCTGGGACAAAGAAGACCTACGCAAATTAGAAACATTATGCAAATCGCTTTGATAATATTGAAGAGTGGTATTGAACTAGTTACCATGGCAGAACAATTAGAAGAAGAACCTAGTTGTCACATGCAAGATCCTTACATGATTAAAGAGGATGGCACGTTAGAACCGTGGCCACGTTATACTAATGACACTGACGTATTGCTTTATTCTGAAACTATTGCTACAATAGTAACACCAACATCAGAATTGAAAAAGAAATACGAGACAGTTACTAAATGAGTTTTTACACCAACATACAACTGGTTGGAGACAATATACACTACCTTGGATACGAAGAAGGACAACGTATTCAACGTAAGTTTAAGTTTTCTCCAACCCTTTTTGTTGTCACTAAAAAACAAACTAGATGGAAAACACTTGATGGTAGGTATGCAAAACCAGTAAGGTTTGAGTCTGTGCGTGAAGCACGTCAATTTGTTGACCAGTATAAAGAAGTTCCAAACTTTGAAGTGCATGGTTATGACAGATATTTGTATCAGTTTATATCCAAAGAGTTTCCTGACGAAGTAGATTATGACTTCAAGAGTATGAAGATCATGTCACTCGACATCGAGGTTGCATGTGAGAATGGATTCCCTAATGTAAAAGAATGTGCTGAGGAGATGCTCAGTATCACAGTGCAGGATTATCAAACCAGAAAACTTAAGGTATTTGGAACAAGACCATATAAAAATACACGTGATGATGTAGAGTTTATATTGTGTGATGGAGAACAACATCTACTTCGTTGTTTTCTAGATTACTGGATACAAAACTTTCCTGATATTCTTACTGGTTGGAACGTAGATGGATATGACGTACCATATATTTGTGGTCGTCTTGAAAGATTGTTTGGTGAGAAAGAAATGAAACTCATGTCACCATGGGGACATGTAAAAAGAGAAGAGATAGAAGTAAAAGGACGCGAACAAATATTCTACAGAATGTCAGGGATAAGTGTCATTGATTATCTTGACTTATATAAGAAATTCACATATACAAATCAAGAATCATATCGTTTAGATCATATTGCATTTGTAGAACTTGGTCAAAGAAAAGTTGATCACAATGAGTTTGAAAACTTTAAAGATTTTTATACAAAAGATTGGCAAAAGTTTATTGATTACAACATCGTTGACGTGGAATTAGTTTCACGACTAGAAGAAAAGATGAAGTTGATAGAACTTGCTGTTGCCCTAGCATATGACGCTAAGGTTAATATGCAAGATGTATATTATCAGGTAAGAATGTGGGACACACTGATCTACAATTTTCTAGACAAAAAAGGTATTGTTGTTCCGCCAGGCAAACGATCAGATAAAGATGAAAAATACGCAGGAGCATATGTCAAAGAACCGATTGCAGGACGCTATAATTGGGTGGTTAGTTTTGACCTCAATAGTCTGTATCCTCATCTCATTATGCAGTACAATATTTCCCCAGAAACCCTCGTTGAGAAAAGGCATCCATCCGCTACTGTTAATGGACTCCTCTCGCAAAAGGTAGAGGTTCCTAAAGAGTTTTGTCTGTGTGCTAATGGTGCAATGTATCGTAAAGACATTCATGGTTTTTTACCAGAGATGATGAAGAAAATATACGATGAACGTGTGCAATCTAAGAAGTTGATGATACTTGCCAAACAGGAATATGAGAAAACCCCCACAAAAGAATTAGAAAAAAGCATAAGTAAGTATAATAATATTCAAATGGCACGTAAGATTCAATTGAACAGTGCATATGGTGCTATTGGCAATCAGTATTTTAGATACTATAATATTATTAATGCTGAAGCGATTACGTTATCTGGTCAGGTGTCTATCCGATGGATAGAACACAAGATGAATGCGTATCTAAACAAAGTATTGAGAACGGAGAAAAAAGATTATGTTATTGCTAGTGATACTGATAGTATCTACCTCAATTTGGGCGATCTGGTTGAAACTGTATACAAGGGGAGAGAGAAAACTGATGAAAGCGTTGTCTCGTTCCTTAATAAGATCTGTGAGGTGGAACTTGAAAAGTATATTTCGAGTTCTTATGAAGCGTTGGCCAAGTATGTAAACGCATACGAACAGAAAATGATAATGAAGCGAGAGAATATCGCTTCTACTGGTATCTGGACTGCAAAGAAAAGATACATGCTCAACGTATGGGATAGTGAGGGTGTTAGATACAAAGAACCCAAACTAAAAATGATGGGTATTGAAGCAGTGAAGTCATCAACTCCTGCACCATGTAGAGAAGCAATTAAAGGTGCTATTAAAATTATGATGAGTGGCACAGAAAATGAACTAGTTGCTTTCATAGATAGATTCAGAACTAAATTTGAATCATTACCACCAGAAGATATCGCATTTCCGAGGTCAGTCAATGGACTACGCAAATACAGAGCGAAGACAACCGTGTATTCAAAGGGATGCCCTTTACATGTTCGTGGAACTTTGCTTTATAATTTTCATATCAAAAAGAATAATCTCGAATACAAGTATCCACTTGTCAACGAGGGTGAAAAAATAAAATATATTCATCTTAGAAAACCAAACAAAATAGGAGTTGAAAACGTTATATCTTTCCTCAATACATTTCCAAAGGAATTGCAACTTGCAGGACAGATAGATCGTGATACCCAATTTAAAAAATCTTTTCTTGACCCTTTACAAATCATTGCTAATGTGATAGACTGGGATACAGAAAGAGTGCCAACACTTGAACATTTATTTACATGACATCATCATTTTTGAAAAGCATTGTTAAAGAGATTGACAATGAATTTGCAGGACTATTATCAGAAGGTGGCGTAGGTGACATTGAATCTTTCGTTGATACAGGATCGTATATATTCAACGCATTGGTTAGTGGATCTATCTACAAAGGAGTTCCTAGCAATAAGATTACTGCACTAGCAGGAGAGAGTGGCACAGGTAAAACATTCTTTTGTCTAGGTGTAGTGCAAAGTTATCTACGTGACAACCCAGATGCGGGTGTTGTTTACTTTGAGAGTGAAGCAGCAGTTACAAAA